ATAAATTTATTAATAGTACTATCAAAAGCTATGATGAATATCGAAAGAATTGTGACATCATAGCTAAGGAGGCACAAAGATATATCGACTTTGATGACTCTGTTTCTTGTGAATATATCAATGGCGTAGGACTTAGTATATTGGTAACATTACCTGAAACAGATGATTATACTATTCCCGAATGTGTATGTCCTGTAGTAGGGTTCTTTGAATATGCCAAAGGTAAGGACAAACTATCAGTAGATGACATTAAAAAACTATCATTATGAAACAGACAGTAGAAGAAGCAGCATACGACTATGCTACTAATAAAACAAAGTTTAGAAAAGAGGTTTTAAAGGAAGTTGATCCAGATAACTATATTAGTCGGAAATCTGATTGTATGGAAGATTTTCAATGTGGTGCAGAATGGCACGCAAAGCAATCCCCGTGGATAAGTGTTGAGGAACGGTTGCCGGAAACAAATGAAGGACAATCTTTATATGAGGTCATCGTAGTTACTTCCGATAGAAGATTCTTAGTTGTAATCAATACAGAAGTAGAACATCTTGTTGGGCTTTTGGGAGTCACCCACTGGATGCCAATTCCTTCTTTCGATGAAATACTGGAAGCAAACAGAGATGTACTAGAACGGATTAAAGAGAAAGGAGACTAATATGTACGTAGCAAGAGACAAAGACGGTGATTTGTATCTTTATAAAAAGCAACCCGTGAAGTATTCGGAAAGTTGGCAATTATGTAGTGACAATCCCCATGATTTCTATAAGCTAGATTCTTCTTTATTTCCCGAAGTAAAATGGGAAGATGAAGAGCCGACAGAAGTTGAATTGGTAAAGAAGGAGGAATAACTATGCCAACAACATTAAGAGAAACCTATCCAACAGCCAAGAAAGAGCATATATGTGATTTTTGTGCCTGCAAGATACAGCCGGGACAAAAGTATGTCCGTCAGACAAATGTTTATGATAGGACTTTGTATGATTTCGTCACACATCAAGAATGTAAAGAAGTAGCTCATGAATTGATGATGTACGATGATTGTGATGATAGTGGGCTAGATGGAGAATCTTTTCGTTCAGAATTGGATTCATACGTATATGCCAATCATTATGACGAACACACCGATGATGTTTATACTAGTTGGCAGTTGAATTACTATGAGATGGCGAAGAAAGTATTGAAAGAACTTAAAAACGAATAACTATGGGATCATTTATAGCAAGACAACCTAACGGATTGCTCTGCCGTTGGAGCAGTATAGTGGATAATCTCACTCATTACGATATGACCGAGGAAGATTATATAGAATATCGTGCCGAGTGCGCAAGAAAAGAAGCACGGTTAGATTTGCAGAATCCTCTCTTTGTCAGACCGTTCTCTGAAATTCTTGAAAAGCGAGATAAAGACTTGGTATTTCAATGTCTTGGCGTGATTGAAAATCAGCAAGATTATAGTCCAGAGGAAGTGGTTGAAGCAAAAAACGAAATGAATCGCCTACAAGTCGAGTTTGATGAGTTTGTTAAGGAAGTGAGTGAACAGAAGGAGGAATAACAATGGGATTTACAACAGCAGCGTTTATTAGACGCAATACACCGGAGCTTCGGAAGAAGTTGGAGGAGTTGGGATATAGATTGTCTGGGGCGGAACTTAACGAAGATTTATGTATTTTCACTGAACCCGAATACGGTCTATATAGTGTTGAGTTTTTCAGTAACATTCCACATCCTGACGAAACCGATAGTGTTGATTGCGGAAATAACGAAGAACTTTTCTTGGCAATAGCCCCATTGAGGGATGATACAAACGAAAATCAATGGTTCATAGCAGATTCACCTCTTAGCGTTTCTTATGATGATGCTATGGGTAACGACCATTATTTTACAGAGCCTAAAGGTAGCGTATTCTTTTGGGATATAAATTGGATGCACGCAACAATCATTTCAGGGAATTACCACAAGGCTACTGTAGAAGAGCTAATAGAACACTTTAAAGAAAAGGAGGAATAAAATGAATCGTACAATAAAATTCAGAGGGAAAAGCATATACGGCGAAGACTGGCTGTATGGCTCCCTCGTTAAGATCGAAAAGAACAGATATGCTGTCATTCCACCATTAAATAATATCGAAATAGGGAAAAGCATCGGCATGTATGAGGTTTATCCCGAAACCGTAGGTCAATTCACCGGGCTACTTGACAAGGACGGAAAGGAAATTTACGAAGGGGATATTCTTCACACTATTACATTTGGTTTTAATCCAGAAGAATATACAGCTATTATCCTATATCGTAATTGTAGTTTTCAACTTTCTAATGGTCGAAATCTATTCTATTTCGGGCAATCTGATCTTACAAAAATGGATGATACTATCGTGATTGGAAATATCTACGATAACCCAGATTTAATCAAGGAGGAATAGCCATGCCAATAAGCGAAGTTATGAACCAAGAAGACAGCAACCTACTGGCGGAATGTATGAAGGAAGCCATGAAAGTGGAATTCCTGGACACCAGCGAAGAGATAAAGTTATGGGCTTATTCCCTGTATAATGCGAAAATATGGGGGAGGAGTGTAAAGTAATAAACAGGAAATTATTAACTTTGTGCTACATGTCAAGTGGCATGTAGCTAATCAGACGAAAAGACATGAAGTTATCAGTAAAACAGGAGAATTTTTGTAACTACTATATTGAGTGCGGAAACGCATCCGAGGCTTATCGTCGTGCATATTCTTGCTCTAATATGAAAGATGAATCAATAAATGTTAAGGCTGTCGAATTGTTAAACAACGGTAAGATTACGGTAAGGGTAAAAGAGCTTCAAGAAGAACTAAAGAAGAAATCAGACATTACAAAAGAAGAGGTCTTAAATATGCTTAAAAGCTTTATGTATGCTGACATACGTAATTTCCTTACCATAAAAAACGGCAATGTTATTTTCAAAGATAGCGAAGATTGGACTGACGAAATGGCAATGCAAGTCGAAAGCGTGAAACAGGGGAAAGAAGGGATTGAAATAAAGCTGAATGGGCGGGCATGGACTATCCAAAGGATATGTAAAATGCTTGGTTTTGATTCTCCGCAAGACGTCAATGTAAACATGATATCTCCTATGACCAAAGAAGAAGCCAAACGAATAATAGAAGACTTATGACAGGGGAAGGATATGATTACATACGGGCGTTTTGCTTATCAGGGACGTTAAACTATACGAGATACTTCTTTAAAGCAAGATTTGGTCGCAAATTTGTAGTAAACGACCATCATGTAAAGATATGCCAGGCTCTTGATGATGTGATTGACGGAAAGATAAAGAAACTGATTATAAACATAGCTCCGAGGTATTCCAAGACAGAATTAGTGGTTAAGAACTTCATATCTTATGGTCTTGCAATCAATCCATCTGCTAAATTTCTTCATTTATCTTATTCGGATGATCTGGCCAATGATAATTCAGAAGAGGTAAGAGATATAGTTAAGTCGGGAGAGTATAAGCGTGTGTTCCCTTATGTAGACATAAAGAAAACAAGTGATGCAAAAAAAAAGTGGTACACAACAGAAGGCGGAGGAATGTACGCTACGGCTGCCGGAGGACAAGTCACAGGTTTTGGTGCTGGTGCTGTTGATGATGAAAACGATCTATCCAAAGCATTAGAAGAGTTTAAACCGTCGTCCAAATTTGCAGGTGCATTGATTATTGATGATCCGGTTAAGCCTGAAGATGCAATATCAGACACTCCAAGAGAAAAGGTAAACCAAAGGTTTGAAACAACTATAAGGAACCGTGTAAACTCACGGAATACCCCTATTATAATCATTATGCAAAGATTACATGAGCATGATCTTTGCGGATATTTGATGGAAACCGAACCGGGAGAATGGACAGTTTTGTCTCTTCCGGCAATAGTGTATGGGGACGGTAAGGAAAAAGCTTTATGGGAATTTAAACACACCCTTGAAGAGCTGCACAGGATGCAGAGAGTAAACAGCTATGTATTTGAAACCCAATATATGCAGAATCCAACTCCTATGGAGGGGTTAATGTATGGTAAATTTAAGACTTATGAGACTATTCCAATAACCAATAGAGCAATAAGGAAAAACTATACAGACACAGCCGACACAGGAAGCGACTATTTATGCTCTATCGATTACATCGATACGGAGATAGGGAATTTCATTCTTGATGTCCTTTTTACACAAAAGGAGATGGAATTTACCGAGCCGGAAACAGCTAAGATGCTTACTAAAGACCAAATATCCAAAGCAAATATAGAAAGCAATAATGGAGGAAGGGGATTTGCCCGGAATGTAGAGAAACAGATGCGGATGATTGGCAACCCCAAGACCCAAGTAAGTTGGTTTCATCAGTCAAAAAACAAAGAGGTTCGGATCTTTACCAGGTCTTCCGAGGTGATGAATCTTACTTATTTTCCTGCTGATTGGGAAAGGAGGTGGCCGGAGTTTGCGTCTCAACTGAAAACATACAGGAAGAAGGGAAAAAACGCTCACGATGACGCATGCGACGCTCTTACAGGAACTGTGGAGATGAGAGGTGAGATAGATGTTCTGTACTATAAGAAAGAGGCAATAGGGGTAAATAATCAGATATTTGTTGAAATACACCCCAATATAAACGGATTGTTTATATTGGTTTCTTATTGCGTTGCTGGCGGAAAGATATTCATGATTGATTGCTTGTTTTCCGATTCGTTAATATCTGTTGACCGACTTATTAATAAAACAGACGGGAATGTACAAATGGAGATTCCTGTAGAGATGAAACATTACGCAGACGATTATAGGAAGCTTATCGACCATGATTTGTGGGTAAGAGAAGAATCAACAGACAAGAAAACTATGATTGAATCGTATAAATCGATTATTAAAACTATCCGTTTCCCTGAATCAAATGATTCATTTTCTGCTTTAATCGCCAATATGTCTGATTATGATGGAATTAATAGTTT